ACAATCTCGATTGTTATCAAATCCCAAGGCCAGTCAACAAGACCAGTGCCCATAGGTTGAAAAACTCTTGCTTCAGAACCTAAAGCTCTAAAGACAATGGGAACTTCCATACCAGCCATAATGGAATGAGTGGTTGACTCAATACCATACATATTACCAACAGGAAGAATAGCGTTAACACCAGCCATGACTGATTGTCTAGTCACTATAATATAACCAGAAGCAGTTAAGGCCGGAAGGAGATTACGTATAACGATACCAGCTGTCACAACGCGATAGTAGCCGCCATATGTTACAATGGAAGCAGTACCGGGCATAGCAGAAAAGCTAGGATTCATAGTGTAGTTACCTGCTGCATATGACAAAGGATACAAGATCGATTGATTAATGCAAGGGATAACATACATTAAAGCTCCGCCGTTAGCGAAAGATGAAATGTTGGAATGACCACGAAGTTGAGCTGGAAGAGAAGCTTCACCACTACCATCTGGCCATTTAGCACCTCTAGCCTGAATACAAAACGGATTAGATAGTGAGCAAATAGCCTTAACACCACTACGCTTTTTAACCATAGATGGAGAAGAAGCATGAAATGATTTGGGCTGTTTGGTTGACGCTGGTAAAAGCTTCAATTTAACTTGCTTACTGATTTTCTTCGCTTTGCGTTGTCGTCTAGCTTGTTGTTTAGGAGCAACTTGAAGTTGTTTTGAATTACGTGTTACTAACATTATATAAACTAAACTTCATCCAAACTAACTTGGAGGATTGTAAATTTTAAGCTGTACGCGCGTTAGTGCGAATATTACTACAGCGGGCTTTTAAACCACTTTATAAAAGAATTTAGAGCTCATCATCCCAGTTCCCTAAAGTTAAACTTTGAGGAGCATCAGTAGACGAGTAGCATAAAGGTGTTTCTTGAGAAAACACTTTAGCGTACATATCATACTCGGGATGATGGCGAAAACCAGACTCAAAGGCCTGCATCTTTTCAAGCCAGTGAGATTTGTCGTACAACACGTGACAAACAAATTTGCGAATATTCTCTTGATAAGAAACACCATTTTCAAATCGCGTGGAGCAAAAATTGAATGCGTTTTCTTGAACAGCATAATCAGTAACAGTGAAGCCTAATCTTGCAGTGGCTTCAGGAGAAGCCATAGAATTAGTTAGCATATCATCACCGCCCGCTTTAATGTAAATAGGAGGAGCAGGTGAATAATACACGACCTGTGAAGGAGAACACGCATATTTTGATAGAATATGAGCTCTAACAGCAACCTCAGTGCGTATGCCAGAATTACGAGAATAAGTAGGCAAAGCGCCAGAGGTGGTTAAACCAGGAGAAGAAGTAAAAAGATCACCAGATTGAGTTTGCAGAACTCTATGTATTAAACAATAAGTTCTTGCCAAAACGAGATAAAAGTGATTTTCTTTTCCTTCATACACAACTCCGGAAGAATTACAAAGCCCCATTACATAAGAACATCGAATTGCTTCGTTTAATTGTAGTTCTGGGGTAGTGGAATACTCCCAACCTTGAATGTCGGAAGACGCCAAAGGAGCGTGAGAAAGAAATTCTTCATACAATTCTTGAGTCTTTTCTGGGGTGTTGAGATCCAAACCGGTTGCTGTCGGAATATCCTTGTGTTCTTGTTCGTGCTTCAAAAAATTATGAAGAGCAAACCTGTCAACAAGAGTGTCTTGAGCAGAAACGCAACAAATAAGTCGCTTTTTCTTGCCAAGAGGACGGCATTCAGTTTTATGTCGCAAAAGAACAGGGTCACACAAATTGCGTGATACTAAATCAACAGCAATAAGGGAAGAAAATTCAAGATCCATTGTCAAACCGAAGAAGCGTTTAGCTTCATCAGGTTCAGAACATAGCATTTCATATAATTTCTCACCTAAATCAATAAGCGAAAATATACGATAATCTACTACGTTCTTGATGGAATCTTTCATTACTTTCAATTGCTCATTCGCAACATGCAGAAAGCAAAGTGGTGAACCAGGAGACTTTTTAGGATGTAACAAATCAAACGCAATGTCAAAAGTGTCGTCATTAGTTGTCCTAGTCTCATAATTAAGAAATTCGTCAAACTTTTCTTCACGCACGTACCAATAAGTGGTGAGCATTGAAGTAAATAAGCTATTGTCAAAAAATAAAACTGGTGTAGGTCTGGTATTTCCGTGGTAAGACCTGTTTGCATAAAATGCAAATAAATCTAAATCACTCATCTTGACAGTATCCCCGTCTTTGTCAAGGAAATCGTTGTCCGTATGATAATACTCACACAGCAACGATTGCCCCTCACTCGTTATTGAGCTGGCAATCTTGATTGCAGAGTTGCAATATCGTGGCTTTGCTTCTCCAACAAAGTAAATAACATCTGAAGCGTCACTTCTGGTTGGGATGAAGTCTGAGGAGGAGGGATCGGCTGAGATGAAGCTGATTCTTGCAGGATTACTGTGGGAGAGGCTTTTGTTGTAAGCGACTCGAGGATCTTGACTTTCAACTTCATACGTCGAATGGCGCTCTTTGATGGCTTCTCCTGAGGAGATACCGGTGGAGAGCTCCGGGGAAGAGGCAAAGGAGCTTGAGATGGTTTCTTCAATATCTTCGTCACTAGAGTTTCCTTCTTCATCTCGACTGATTGCGTAAGCGGTAACGTTTCCGTCAAAGGTAACGCATTTTGTCGAGTTTTCAAAGGATTGAGTAACACACTGGCCTTCTCGGTTTTTCGAATCGGAGCCGAAACTCCTCCAACTTTTAAAGGAGGTAATTCATCACTAGCTAAAGGTTTCGTTTCTTCTTCAAAATAAAACGGGAGCCCAGATAGTCTAGCTTCCTTGGTTTTCATTGATTTCACTCGAAATTTTTCACGATACTCATTAACAACAGCTTTGTACTGCTTGGATTTCATACGAAAACCTTGTTGAAGAACATCATCAAGGTCGACTTCCATATCAGCAATTAAACGATCTTCACCAAACTTGCTGGTGTAATCCTTGTAATCTTCCTGAAAATCTCTAAAACCTTCAGTGTCATACAATTTAGGATTCATATTACGACCATAACGCAAAGTTTCCATGATGTCAGAGCGATGCATATATTCGTCATCTTCATAATCATTTTTATCTTTGGTGAGCAATGTAGATTCAAGTTCTCTATTACGATTACTTAAAATATCAACATGCCCAAATAATGAATTAAAATAATTCAATGAATAATCCACAAGACCACCGCCATGAATACCAACGTGACTACCGTTTTGAATGATAGCACATCCTGACCATCCAGATGTAGAGGAATAATCGGCTTTAAATTCGTGGGTGCCTTCAATATTACTATGAATCAAACCAGTTGAATACCAACCCTCATGGGTGGCTGCATCGTAATAATGACAAGTAACTTCTCCAGTAGTTTTTAAAACATAAGGATTAATAGCTCGAATACCAAGAGTGGCTGCAGTAGTGGGAGTAATCATAATGAAAGATCGATCACTGTAAAAAGAATGATTAATAATTTCAGTAGAAATTTTCACAAGCTTATGATTATACATTAAACCGTAATCCATTGTTTCAGCTAAAACATGCTTTGCCGTGCTTGCTAGCATCGTGCCGCTAAAATTGGTGTACGTAGCACAACCAATTTGTCTAACTTGCCCATTGGGTAAAATTTGCACAATACCAATAACAGACTTAAGAGGAGTATCAGATTTGTAAATTTTTGCTTTGGATGCCATTTCTTGAACAGCCCCGGATTTAGGTAAAATAACGGGGATAGTTTTAGTCACTGCAAAAGAAGTGGTTGGAGATTGTAATAATTGGATTCTAAATGAATGCAAAAACGCGGTTAAACAAACGCCTTGAGCTAAACCAACAATAAAATCTTGTTCTCGTAAAACGAAACACAAGATAATACCAGAGGAATAAAAAGCTCGATCACCAAAATCAGGCAAGATAAATACCAACGTGCTTATTAAACTACGTTTGAAGCTTCGTCGTAACTTTTTAAGGTTGACAGCAAGCTTTTCTCGAATTTCAAATTGTTCCATAACTAAATGAAAACAAAATGTCAACAAAAACACAATTGAAAAATTACGTGCATTTAGCAAATACCAAAAATCATAAGCCACAAAAGGAAATTCTTTACAGAAATTCCAAGCAGTGATAACAAAATCAGGGGTGTTGCGAGCAACGGTAAGCATAACAAATGCAGAAAGTTGAAGTAAGGGTAAAACGATGTAAGAATAAACTTGATCGAATGTAAACATTTAATTTGAGAAATA